CTGCGCAGAGATACGGTCGTAGAGCGCTTAATAATGCGCGACACGACAATCGTAGATCGCACTGTCGTCGTTCAGCCGAAGAAGCGCAAAAGCAGGTGGCCGATACTGCTAATGGGGGCGATTTTGGGACTGCTGGCGAGCGTCGTTTTGTTCGCTCGGTTGAGGTAAGTGCGGAAAATCAAGGCTTCAAAATCAATGGTGTCTGAAAGTTTTTTTCAGAAAGTGCCCCTACGCGCTGTAAACGCATAAAAAAAAATAAAAAAACATTTGGAACGTATATATATATGTATGTATATTTGCATATACCAAAACGGAAAAAAACACATACCATGGAAACAACACAAATTATCGAAATCAAAAGACTCTTTAATCTTGCTGAGGATGCATTGGCAAAAGTCGAATTCAACCACAATGGAACAAAAGTATTGAATCCAGCCCAACAAGGCGTTTACACGCGCTACTGCGGTAGGGCGTTTAAGTTGAAAGGAGATTTAACCTACCGTGAGATGGCTGCGATACACAGAGAAGTTATCGACGAAAGACGCTAAATAGCATACTAACCCACCAAGGGGCGCGACTTGACAACGCGCATTCTTTTAACCCTCTAAACCCAAACCCAATGCAACACGACATCATCGCTCACACACCCATCACCCTTGACAACGGCAATATCGTTGAGGCCTACATCCACAAGCTGCCGAGCGGGATGTACGCAATGCACGCCGACTATCCGTTCAGGTCGAACAGCAACCCGACGCGTACACGTCAAATTGTAGACGCGGTTTTTCGCAGCCAACACCGCGACTGGTTTCGCTTCATCCGCTTCCAACGCTCATCAACACCTCTACCAATGCCAACCTTAAACCCAACCAAACCATGAACTTCATCCCTGCCTACCTCTACGCGTGGCATCGCCACATCCGCTACATGCTGGAGCGAACCGCAACGCCTTCAGCCAGCGAAACCAAAAGGCCGCTGACCTTCAACTACGAACTCTACGGCCGATACCTCCAAGCACGTCAAAACCTTCTAAACGAAATCTAACGATGCAACAAGCACCAACCCTTTGGGATCGCATGAGCGCCGAAGACCGCGCAGCCATAGAAAGCTACGAACACGTACACAGCAGGGATTTTTGCATCGACTTCCTCCAGCGCAGACAGTTCTACACAAGCTGCACCTATATCGAAGTACACACCCTGCTAATAGTCCTGGGCAAAGACCGCACCCTGTCTAACTTCCAAAACCTATTCTACTAATGGCCAACCTACTCCTGATCCTCCCATTCGTGCTATCCATGGTCTACATGATGGCTGACTTCCACGACCGCTGGTGGTGGTACATATCATTCTGCGCACTGCCTATTATTTATTTATGTATATTTGCGTACCTAAAAAAAACCAATGAACTCAACCAAGAAGATGACACCTACACTTTCTAACCAGTCCAAAATGCAACTTACTTCCGTTTACTGCGAGGCTGACACCCTCACCCTATGCCGGGCGCGATTTGGCAGCATCCGCGCCGCGTTGAACTTCGCTGCAAATCAACCAACTAAACCAACCAAAAATGCACCAATTCAAGACGACCAACATTAAAGGCAAACCCTATGTCGAAGTATTCGAGCGGCTCAAATACTTCCGCGCCAACTTCGCCGACCACTCCCTCACCACCGAAGTTGTGCAGCTGACACCCGACTTCTGCGTGCTGAACGCACTCATCACCGATCCCAATGGCCGCATCGTCGCCAGCGGCATGGCGCAGGAGGACAGAACCAGTAGCGCGATTAACAAGACCAGCTACGTCGAAAACTGCGAGTCCTCGGCGTGGGGCAGGGCGCTTGGCAACTTCGGCATCGGCTTGGAAACAAGCATCGCAACCGCTGAAGAGATGACGCTTGCAATCGGTAAAGAGCAGATGCTCACCGACCTTCGCGTCAAATACGGTCAAATGCTGATGGCTAAGGTCGCCGATCCCGATCAGCGCTACAAGCTGGAAGCGCGTGAGAACTGGGATGCGGCGAAGTACGAATCAGGAATCAAATATCTTTCAACCCTTTAACCAACCCAACCAATGAAAAAGCAAGAAGCCAAAACCCTGATGACCAAGTTCATCCACAAGCAACGCGATGAGCGCTACGCCTTCGGCTGGAAGCAGAACCTCGACCTGCTCGCGTTCAAAGAAGCGCAAATGAAAGAGCGCCAAGAGTTCATCGCAAAACTGCAAGGAGGTGACCAATGCTGACGCTGCCCACCAACATCGACAGAGCCGAGATCGAGGCCTTTGTCAACCACGTCACCGCCGAAGTCATGGACGGCAACGTCGATCCGCTATCCGTTCACATCCGCTGCAAAGCGGTTGTGAAGGCGCTGGAGAGCATCATCGAGCGCACCGAAGATCTGGCCAAAGACACAGCCGCGACCTACGGCAAGGGCGAGTTTAAGTTCCACGGCGCAAGCGTTCAGCTACGCGAGCCGCGTGACATGCCGGACTTCAACCACGATCCAGTCTGCGTTGAACTGGCAGACCGCCTAAAAGCACGTCACGAATTAGTTAAGACCGCGTTTAAGATGGCAGACACCGCCGCCATCGTCGATCCGAACACTGGCGAAGTTGTGCCGGTAGTACCAGTGAAGCCAGCCAAGACAACGCTAACCGTTACATTCAAATGACACCATTAGCCTACAAACTATGGCTGGCAGGGTTGAGCATTGCCAACCTGCACGTCGAGCAAGCCAACTGCGAGTTGGTGATGCGAATCGCCAATGACCACGCCGTACGAGATTCAGCCGCAGACAAACTGCGGCTGGTCTTGGCGGAGTTAGATTCACGCCAAATCAAGAAGTAAATTCACGCCAAAACAAGAAATGAGTATGAAAAACGAATTTATCCCCTACGAACAAGCACTTGCACTCAAAGGTCTTGGGTTTGATGAAGAATGCTTTTCATTTTACAACGCTATTGGTGAGTTGTATGAATCGGAAGGATATTACAGCTACTTAAAAAATGTGCTTCAATTTGAAGTTGTTGCCCCTCTCTACCAACAAGCGTTCAGGTGGTTCAGGGAAAAACACGGGTTATGGCAATTTATTGAGTTTGATGATAACCATTACAATCCCGTTGTTCAATCCTCATTAGTGTATTATTGTGACACTTACGAAGAAGCAGAACTTGCCTGCCTAAAAAAACTAATTGAACTTTTAACCCCAACCCAACTATGAACGACATCGAATTTGTATTTGAAATTGAAGACGAAGCAGGTAGCTTCGAAGTACCAATGAGTTTTTCCGCACACGATTGGTTTGATGACGACAGCGGCGATATTCCAATTCCAAACTACACCGATATTGGATTCAACAAACGGCAGAAGGAAATCATCCACGACCTGATTAGAATGAAGGGAACTGAACACGATGGCGGCTTGCTGAGCGCGATGCAGGATGCCGCTGATTGGTGGATGAGCCACAATGCTTAATTTACAAACCTTAAACCAAACCAACCAATGAAAACCTTTAATCAATACCTTAAATCATTAGAAGCCTGCCAGACCGCCATTGATTGGGCTGGCGATAAAACAATTGAACAGGTCGTAGCCGACTGCCACCGTGGCGATTGGCTGCTATGGCTCGCAAAAAAATGCGGTGTCGAATTACAACCGATGACCCTTGCCAAGGCGCATTGTGCCAACACTGTACGTCATTTAATGACTGACGAGCGCAGTGTTAAAGCCGTAGATGTTGCCATAGCTTTTGGCGAGGGTAGAGCTACGCGGGATGAATTAGATACCGCTGCCTATGCCGATACCGCTGCCTATGCCGCTGACGCTGCCCGTACCGCTGCCTATGCCTCTGCCGCTGCCTATGCCGCTGCCTATGCCGCTGCCTATGCCGCTGCCGCTGCCGCTGCCTATGCCGCTGCCTATGCCGCTGCCGCTGCCGCCAATGCCTATGCCGCTGCCGCTGCCAATCGGCGGCAAACCGCTGACATTTGCCGACAATACATCGGTGATTTGATTCTTGAAAAAGTTAACCAACACCTAAACCAAACCAACCAATGAAACTGTACACGAAAGAAATGTTTTTAATCGCCGCTGAAAAATGCGAGGTGTCAATGATAGATGTTCAGCACATCATGCGATACATCGACGAGTATGTAACGCCTATTAAATTGCCAAGCGATGAGGAGGTAGAGGAACGGTTAGAAGATAGTGTGGGTAGCTTGGAATTTGACACAGGGTTTCAAGTAGGCGCAAAATGGATGCGTCATAAAATACAAATAAGAGCCAACACCTAAACCAAGCCAACCAATGAGCAGAGAACGATCCTTCAGACACTTCTACCCAATACCGCACAACGGCGGCTTCATTGAACCTATAATCATCATCGAATACGAGGTGCACGACTGGACCGACGAACACGCTGGCAGCATCGACGTCCTCGACGCCACGCTCGAACATTTCAAGTTCGTAAAGGACAACGACCGCTTTGACTTCATCAAGGCAGTTATGACTGATACCGAGCGCGAAGTTGCGCAGGCGTGGCTGGATCAGACACCGCTCGACTTCTTCCACGACGCCGCCTTCGCCAACGAGTGCCAAGAATGGCAAGAACCACCCTTATCTTTACAACCTTAAACCAACCATTATGAGTACATACCAAAAGAAAGACGGCGACATCAGCGTCTTCATCAACCAATCCGACAACGCCAACGCACCCGCGTTCAAGGGCAACCTGCTGCTGAACGGCATCGAGTACCAAGTCGCGCTATGGCGCAAGCAAGGCGCTAAGGGCGAGTTCTTGGCCGGCAACGTGCAGGTCAGGCAGCAGCCATCGCCGAACAGCGCGGACTACTCCGCCGGCAAGCCGAAGTCGGAATCGCATGTTACACCGTCAAATGATTTTCCGTTTTGAAATTCGGCAGCGTTTGTTCAGGCATTGAAGCTGCTTCAGTCGCGTTTGAGCCATTGGGATTTACAGCCCAGTGGTTCAGCGAGATTGAACATTTCCCTTCAGAAGTTCTGAAGTACAGATACCCCACTGTACCAAATTTGGGGGATATGACTAAACTTACACAAAATGAAACATTCAAAACCAGTTCAATTGACCTTTTGGTCGGAGGAACACCCTGTCAGTCCTTCAGCGTGGCTGGCCTTCGAGGAGGACTTGCTGACCCACGAGGAAACCTTATGCTCACCTTTCTCTCACTGGCTGACGCAAAAAAGCCAAGGTGGATTGTCTGGGAAAACGTACCCGGTGTGCTGTCAAGTAACGGAGGAAAGGATTTTGGTACCTTCCTCGGGGCGTTGGGGGAACTCGGGTATGGGTTCGCCTACCGAGTTCTTGACGCTCAACACTTCGGAGTCGCACAAAGACGCAGAAGAGTGTTTGTTGTCGGATACCTTGGAGACTGGCGACCTGCCGCGGCGGTTCTATTTGAGCGCGAAAGCCTGTCAAGGGATTCTAAACCGAGCCGAAAGAAGGGGAAAGAAACTCCCACCGATGCTCAAGGAAGCGTTGGAGAGGCAGGCGATGTCAGTTGTGCAGGAGGAAATGTAAGTCCCTGCGTTACGAGCAAATGGAAGACGGGCTATGGCGGGCCGAGTGGTAAGAGCGAAGCGGATAATATGGTTTATGAGCAAGTCGCTCAACCCGTTCACGCATTCAAGGTTCGTGGTGGTTGCGAAGGGGGAGGCAAAGGGTATTTGGGAGAGGATGAGAAAGCCTTCACGATTTCTACAATGCAGGATCAACAAATCGCTCAACCCATTGCCGTGGATTGGAGAACAGCACAAGTAGATGTTGAAATGACTGGGACACTCAAGACCGACCTCGCAAAGATGAGTAGACCTTGCATTGCTGTGGATGTTTACAATCAAAGTATTAACGAAAAGACATCGCAGACGATTCGCTCACAAAGTGACACCGAGCATATTGGTGCTGTTCTTGAGCCCACCATCATTGATAGAGCCGCATTTAATCAAGGGCAGAACGCTCAATACGAGCCGAGGATTGAAGAAGGGCAAACGATGTCATCGCTCGTAGCCAAAGGGCCACACGCAGTTCAGCACACAATGGCCATCCGTAGGCTGACACCCAAAGAGTGCGAACGGTTGCAGGGATTCCCCGATGATTGGACGAAAATCCCATACCGCAACAAACCTGCCGACCAATGCCCTGATGGGCCAAGATACAAGGCTTGTGGGAACTCAATGGCAGTGCCGGTGATGCGCTGGATAGGTCAAAGGATTCAACTCATAGATACAATCATAAACTAAAACAATGAAAAAAAATGACACCTTTCGCCTCACGCTGGATCACTACGGCAAGCGCATCAGCATCGAAAGCGACGACAGCGACCTCACCGCTACTGAAGTGGTGGAGTTGTTTTACGACCTTGCGATTGCCGCGACGTACATGAACAACAACATCATTGACGCGATGCGTAAAGTTGCAGATGATCACGATCGGCGTGGCGATATGAGAGAATAATTGGTATATTTGTGACAGAGTTTGCCAGCGAGGTCGTAGCCGCTTGTGAACGTAAGCAAAGCCGCTACCTTGGCCTGCCCCGACTGCTACGACCAGTCGGGGCTTTTTTTTTACCTAAACAATAAACACATGAAACACGGATTTGTATTCTACCGCAGCTGGTACGAAGCCATCGAAGAACTGCCCGATGAAATCATGCTGGAGATATTTAAGGCCATCACATTCTACGGCCTCAACCAAGAGGAACCAGCGGAGATCACACCGCTTGCACGGTCATACTGGAAGCTGATCAAGCCGATAATCGAAGCAAACAACAAGCGATACGAAAACGGCAAGAAAGCAAAACAGAAGCAAAACGGAAGCAAAACGGAAGCAAACGACAAGCAAGAAGGAAGCGTAAGAATTAAAGAAGTTAAGAAGTTAGGAATTAAAGAATTAACGAATGAAAGAATTGAAGAATTAAAGAATTACAGAATTGAAGAAGATGAAGCAGTGGTTGAATTATTTGCCATGCAACTAAGCACAACGAAAGAAGAAGTCATACGGCTGATGGTCTACTTCGACAATTACCTGAAGTCAATCGATAAGCAGCACCCAACCATCACCGAGTACAAGCGGCACTTCAGCAACTGGGTAAGGCATCAAGAGGTCAAGCCGCTACCCAAGAAGCAAGCGTGGGAAGACCCGATAGCCTACGAAAACGAAGTCCGCCGCAAGCTTGGTAAACCTCCAGTGCAATGAGCGATACGACCATCATAGGCATCATGATGCAAGACCGCAACGCGCTGGCGGAGGGTATTGCGTTCATTGAAAACAAGGTCGACTTCTTCGACGACTCCCTCATGCAGCAACTGTTTCAGGTGATGCAACAGCTGTACATTGAAAATAAGCCTGTCGACATTATGACGCTGGCAATAGCCTGCAAGAAGGATCAGCGATTTCCGAAGGATATGGCAATACGCCTCACCGAGATCGACATGAAGGCGGCAGGCCACGCGCACCTGACCACCCACCTCGTGGATCACTGCGAGGACTGGGTGAAGCGCAAGTTGCGCCAGGCGCTACTTGACGCAAACGAACATCTGAAGCAGAACGCCATGTCATCGCTGGAGATCATGCAGTTGCACACCTCGAACCTCGAAGCGCTCGACGCCATGCTCACCGGCAACCAGCTGCCAACGCTGAAACGCACCGCATCAGCCGTAATGACTAAGCTGATAGACAAACGCGAAGGCAGGGCAGAGGCAGGCATCAGCACCGGCTACTCATCCGTTGACAACGTGCTTGGCTACCTTATGCCTTCAACGCTGAACATCATAGCCGCGCGGCCTGCAATGGGCAAGACCGCGTTCAGCCTGTCGCTGGCCGTCAACATGGCTAAGGCAGGCAAACGCGTCCTGTTCCTGTCGCTGGAGATGAGCGACGAAGAGTTGGTGGTGCGCATGCTCTCGCAGCTTGCCGAAGTTCACAACACCATGATCCTCAAGACACCTGCCCGGCTGTCAGATCAGCAGGTCGATAAGCTATTCAAGACCTGCGACGAAATAGCCAAGCTGCCGATGACCGTGGTTGACGACGGTGACATGCGCATCGGTAAAATCAAAAGCTACATCCAGCGCACCAACGCCGAGGTCGTATTCGTCGACTACCTGCAGATCATAACGCCGTCAATACCTGCCCACATTGCTAACCAAAACCAGTTCTTTGAAGACCTAACCCGCGACCTTAAGATCATAGCCAAGGCACACAGGCTACCGATGGTCGTGATGAGCCAGCTATCACGCGCCAATGAAAGCCGCGCCAACAAGCGTCCGATGCTTTCAGATCTACGCAGCAGTGGAGGCATCGAGCAGAACGCAGACACAGTTACCTTCCTACACAGGCCGAAATACTACGACAAAGAGCTTGAGGATGACAGCACCGAAATCATAATCGCCAAGAACCGCAACGGCATGGTCGGTGAATGTAAACTGAAATTCATCGATATTTACACAACCTTCGCCGAGGTTCAATCGGTCTATCAGTACCCACGCAATCAGTTCTACCAAACCGAAGACAAAGATGGCATCCCATTCTGAAGCGAACCTGCAGAAAGCCTGCTTCAAGCTATTCTGTAAACTCAAGCCGCGTGAATACGGCTTGCTCTACTTGAACCACAACAACGCCGCCAATGCGATACAGGGCGCAATCCTGAAAGGGATGGGTATGGTCGCAGGTGTGGCCGATATGACATACCTAAGCAACCCGGTCACCTTCCTTGAGTTCAAGGTTGCCAAGGGCAGGCAGTCGGAGGCGCAGAAGAACTGGCAGCAGCTGGTAGAAAGCCACGGCTTCCGTTACATCATCGTAAAAACGCAGGCGGAGTTCTGCAAGGCAGTAGGCATTGAACTGATGGGCGTATGACCAAACAACAACGAGAGTTCTACTACTACGCGGAGCAGGTGACCAAGCACACCAAGATCGGATTGCGTCAGATGCAAAGCCAAGACCGCCACCGCGACATCACCGAATCGCGCCAGTGCCTGATGTACCTGCTTAAGTTCAAGATGAAGCTGACGCTGATGGAGGCGGGCGAACTGATGCGCCGCCACTACTCAACGGTGCAACATGCGCTTCAAGTCATCCAAGACATCCAGCGTTATCAGGGCAAGTACCTGTGGCTCGACAAAGTGAGCCCGTACCAAACTCACAACATTATGCCAAAAAATACTCTCTATCTTTGCGACCAATGTGGAGGCACGCACAATCATACTAACGCTTTACACCAGCGGCAAGCTGCGGCAGATAGCGCGGCAGCTGGCTACGCATGACCTTGCGCCAGACCTTGAACATGAACTTGTCATCCGACTATATGAAAAGCCAGCCGAAAAGATCGAAGCCATGCACACCGGAGGCTACCTCAACTTCTACATCGTGCGAATGGCTATCAACCTTTACCGAAGTCGCAACTCTAAATTTCAACGCGACTTCCGACACAATGAACTGCGCGAGGAAATCGCCGATCAGCAGCTGGAGGCAGCTGATGAGCCGTATGATGCAAGGCCTGATGCGATATTTAACCGGGCGCTCGAAGTCATGGATGGCTGGGCAAAAGCCGGCGCTTACCCCTACGACAAGCACCTATTCCTCCTATGGCTCGAACTGGGTAACAAGAAACTCATCGAGCGACTCACCAAGATACCTTGGCGATCAATTTCGTACACAATCAACAACTGCAAGCAACGACTAAAACATGAACTTGGATCTGATTACTATATTGCTTTTGGCCACTATGACTTCCTTGGCGATGAACCGCTATAACGTCCTGCCAGCGTGGTACTACCGCTACGCGAGGTGCAAGCCGCTGACCTGCCTGACCTGTCTTGCGTTTTGGTGGGGCGTAGTTCTGACCATCACAGCCTCCAGCCTTCATTGGCTGCTTGCCATACCGGTTGGATTAAGCGCTGCCGGTCTGACGGTGCTGACCATTAAACTCTCGGAGAAATGACACTTGACGAAGCAATGCAGGTGCTATCGGTCAAGCACAAGCTCGACGGCTACTATGCATCTCAAACGATGTCGCTCTCACCGGGCGAGGTGTCGATGCTGGAGAACGTCGCCAACGCCAACGGCTACGGACGGACGAACTGGTGGTGTGGATCATGCGCAGTCAGCCGCTTGCAGGAGATGATGGCAGCCGCAATGGACGCACGCGCACGATTATCGGTTGAATGATATTTACTACTATGCAGACACAACCCGACATTACAATCGAACAGGACGCGCGAGCATTGGACTGGCAGGATCGGGGTCACCTGTTGACAAACCTGTCAAACGTATTGGATTCGCTTGAGGAGAGCACAGCACCGAATGCACTGCATGCCAAGGTCGCGGTGATTGAGAAGATCATTGACATTGTAACAAATATGGAGGCATGAATAAAGCAGGCAGACCACCGAGTTTTGAAACGCCTGACGAAATGTGGGAGGCGTTTTCCGACTATTGCAAGAAAGCGAAGGCACAACCAGTTCGGGTTGAAGATTACGTCGGTGTCAAAGCAGACCGTGTACTTCGTGAGCGCGAGAATCCGCTGACGTTTGAGGGCTTTCAAGTCTATTGTTACGAGCAAGGAATCGGCAAGAGCATCGACCAATACTTCACGAATCCCGATGGCAGGTACGACAAATTTGTGGAAATCTGTACGCGCATCAAGACCACGATCCGCGCTGACCAAATCAGGGGCGGCATGACTGGCATCTACAATACGAGCATCACGCAACGTCTTAATGGCTTGGCGGAGAAGACACAAGCTGAAGTCAAAATCGAACAGCCGCTATTTAATGACTGACGCAATAACCGAGGCCGTTGTTGTCCAACTTAGGACAAGAGCGAAAAAGGGCAAGTTGAAGTACGGCACGACGATGGAGCGCGATGACCTGACGCTGATCCAGTGGTTGCAACACTTGCAGGAGGAGTTGATGGATGCGGCGGTCTACGTTGAAAAGCTGAAGGGGGAAATTGGGGAGAAATAGTGTATATTTGTGTAACCTAAACCAAAATAAAATGGAACAATTAACATCACCCGGACCTTTTGGCCTACTTCACGTCGGAAGAGGCACATTTGGTGAGGCCCTTGAGGCACTCAAACAAGGACACCGTGTTGCACGCAGTGGCTGGAATGGCAAGAATATGTTTTTGTTTTTACTTCCAGCAGGGACTGTCCCAACAAAAGCCATTCATGACCCCGCACTTCGCCAGGTTATTGAAGAGCAGGTAGGCGGAGAAACATTTGAGGCGCTTGGCAGTATCAGAATGTTTACTGCTGACAGAAAAATTCTAACCGGTTGGCTGGCATCTCAGACAGATATGCTTGCGGAAGACTGGAACATTATAGTAAATTAAACCTAAACCAAAATAAAATGATTCATGCCCATGTACCAAGGCCATTACCAGAGCCTGAACAAGAAATGCCACAATGCCTCGAAGAGATGCCAGTGTGCAAGACATTAACCGAACCTTGCGAAAGCGAAGAGCAAGGAGATGAGCGCAGAAAGCTCGACATCCTAAAACGCTGGGAGATTGGTATTCTTCCATTGGGCAGGAAATGTGTTGTCAAGGTTGGATGCAAGAGTATTGCGTTCACAAGCATCGATGCTGCATACAAAGAGATTGGTCGCTACTTGGAAGACCCGCAGTTGGTAGCCACTCAACACGGATTCGGGAAGCATCTTTAGGATTAAATAGTCAGGTGGTGAAATTGGTAAACACACGGTAGGACAACGTGCCCCGTATAGGTGAGATACCTTGGCTACAGGTTCGAATCCTGTCCTGACTACAAGGCTATGTGGTGGAAAGGCACACACACCCCAATGGCGGGGTTTATTGCAGGTTCGAATCCTGCCATGGCCACAAAACCATTTCGTTGACGTCAACAAAATGATATTAGAAAAAACCGAAGTAGTTTAAGTGGTAAAACGACAATTAGGGAGTGCGCACCCCGACCGTAAACAGAAGTTGTAAACGTGGGTCCGAACCCCACCTCGGTTACAAATGGCATTTTATCACACCACCGCGATAAAGCGCATCAGGCGGATGACGGCTCGCAAGAAAGTCATCCAAGGCGGAACGAGCGCGGGCAAGACCTACGCGATCCTCGCAGTGTTGATCCACATAGCAGCCAAGGCCAAGACCGAGATCAGCGTCGTATCTGAATCAATCCCGCACCTGCGACGTGGTGCGATGAAGGACTTTGGCAAGGTCATGCAGTGGACGAACCGCTGGCGTGACGAAGGCTGGAACAAGACGCTGCTAACCTACACCTTCGCCAACGGCAGCACGATTGAATTCTTCAGCGCAGACCAGGAGGCTAAGTTACGCGGCGCACGGCGGCAGGTGCTATACATCAACGAGGCCAACAACATCGAGTTTGAGGCGTACCATCAGCTGGCCATCAGAACGAGCGAAGCCATCTACATCGACTTCAACCCGGTGTCGGAGTTCTGGGCGCACACGGAGGTCTTAGCCGAGCAAGACAGTGAGTTGCTGGTGCTGACATACCGCGACAACGAGGCGCTGCCGGCGACGATCCGCGACGACATCGAAGCGGCGCAGGTCAAGGCGGCAACATCGACGTACTGGGCGAACTGGTGGAAGGTCTACGGCTTGGGCGAAGTCGGATCACTGCAGGGCGTGGTCTTTGACGATTGGCAGCAGGTTGACGGCATCGACTTTGCTGGTGACAAGCTGGTCGCCATTGGCTTGGACTGGGGATACACGAATGACCCTACGGCGGTGGTGGCCGTTTACAAGCGTGGCAGTGCTATTCTCCTGCATGAATTGATCTACCAAAACGGCCTCACCAATCAAGACATTGCTGAACACCTACGCAAGCTGGGCATTGGCAGGTCGTGGCCGATCATCGCTGACAGTGCTGAACCCAAGAGTATCGAAGAGGTGCATCGCCTTGGCTTCAACATTCACCCGGCAACGAAGGGCGCGGATAGCATCAGGAACAGCATCGACATCCTGAAGCGGCAGCCGATGCTCGTCACCAGAGAATCGACGAACCTGATCAAGGAGTTGAGGAACTACACTTGGGACACGGATCGCACAGGTGCGTCGCTTGGTGTGCCGATAGACCGGTACAACCACGCCATTGACGCGGTGCGTTACGTCGCACTCAACAAGCTATCCGCCAACGCTGGGGGTAGGTACGTGATTATGTAGTAAATTTGCAGATATGATACATCCAACCGCAATTATAGAAGAAGGCGTAGAACTTGGCGAGAACGTCAAGGTCTGGGCATTTGCACACATCCGCACTGGTGCCAAGATTGGCGACAACTGTGTCATCGGTGAAGGTGCGCACATTGATACAGGAGTGCAAATTGGCAACAACGTCAAAATCCAAAATCACGCGCTCATATATCACGGCTGCATCATTGGCAATGATGTTTTCATCGGGCCGAACGTGGTGACGACAAACGACTACTATCCGAGCGTTTTTGGCGACTGGAAGAACAACGGTAGGTTCAGGTCAACATACTTCTGCAAGGGATGTAGCATTGGGGCCAACAGCACAATCATCTGCGGAGTTCGTATCGGGGTTGATGCTTTGGTAGGTGCAGGCAGCGTTGTCACCCGCGATATTCCTGATGGCTTTCTGGCGTATGGCAATCCAGCAAGACCAATCAAAGCAAAATGAGAATCCTAATCGCATCGCTTTTTTTCCGCAAGTACACAGGATCAGAGTTGTACGTCTTGCACGTTGCCAAAGGCTTGAAAGCTATGGGACACAACGTAACGGTCACCTCGCCATACATGGACTACCCATTGATCGCAGAGGCTGAGATGGCAGGCGTGCAGGTTAAGGCGTGGACAGAGTTGACAGGACGTGAGGCGTACAACGTTATACACGTTCAGCACAAGCAGGTCACTGAACATCTGTGCGTATTGTTTCCAACTACACCGAAGGTCGCTACGATACATAGCGTTTTTTACGATTTAGAGCGGCCTGTGAAGCACGAAAGCATCAAGGAGTACATCAGTATAGCTCAACACGAAAAGCACGAAATACACGCAAGATATGGCGTTCCCTTAAACAAGATAAGCGTCATCTACAATCCAGTTGATTACAGCCGATTCAACACCGATGGCGTTCAGGATGGCGGCTATGTTTTGCTGGCGGGAACTGTTGACTTCATGCGCAAGGCGATGATTTATGATGCGGCAGCGTGGTGCAAAGAAAACGACAGGCCATTTGTGTTGGTGGGTTATGATCATGGCGACTACTTAAAGGACTTGATTGACCGCTTTCCAGTTCACTACTGCGATTCGGTGAGCAACATTGAAACGCTGGTTAAGGGATGCCATTTTGCATGTGGTTTGCATATAGGTAGAACGACGATAGAGGCGTGGATGTGTGGCAAGGGTGTGATGAGTTATCACTTTAACGCGGAAGGTGCAGTGACCAAGCGCGAGATGCTAACAGTACCTGCAGACATTGCTAACTATCGCACTGAAACGGTATGCGGTCAACTTTATGCACTTTACCTTCAAGCCATAAAAGGATGAGCATCCTCAACAAAATCACCGTCGACCAGTTCCAGCGCATCGTGTCTATTGAGGCCAACAGCATCTACACGACCAGCGACAAGAAGATCGGCGTCATCGCCGTTCTTGACGGCATCCCGATCGAGCAGGTCAAGAAGATGACGATTGCCGAGGTCAACAAGCGGTATGGTGAAATCAACGCGGCGAGCAAGGCACTGCCAACGCTGGCAGCTAAGCGATTCGCACGGATCGGTCGCAAGTGGTATCGCTTTGAGTGGTTCATCGACGAAATCAGCGCAGGGCAGTTGGTTGAGTTGTATTCCTACGACATGACGAGCGAGCAGGGTGTTATTGACAACTTGCACCTGATATTGGCGACGCTTTCGAGGGAGTGCAAGGTGTGGAAGTGGTGGCCGAAGGCATATGACGGCAAGGGTCATAAGCAGCGCGCAGAGGTGATGTTGCAGATGAAGATGGGTGACGTTTGGGGATATGCCGCTTTTTTTTTGCAGCTTTCAGAGCCTTTGTTGACGATTATGCGGAGGTCTTTGACGGATCAGGAGATGACGACGACAACGGCCAAGGTGTAAAAAAGCCGAACTACGGCTGGGTTGGCGTGGTCTACAGGATGGCCGGGAAAGATCCTCTGCGCATGGACCAGGTATTCAACATGCCGGCGAGGGAGTTCATGAACGCACTGTTGCTGATGAAGGCGATGCCGTAGTGCATAGATTTCGGCGTTGCGATATTTACCTGCATGAAGTTCACAACGGAGATAGAGGGCGACGTACTTGGCGTCGGCGCTGACGTCACCAAGGAGTTCAGCCTGTCGCGTTCTCCTGACGTGAACGCCGCTCTGATCAGGTGGATGCAGGATGTCATCAAGTTGACAGTTGAGGGCATCGAACGCGTTGACGCCAAGGCTACGCTCAACCTGCGTCAATCGGTAGGCTTCGCGGAGTTGCCTATCGAGCAGAAGGTCGCGCAGGTAGCTATGGAGATGGCCAGCTACTGGAAGTTCGTCGAGTACGGCGTCAATGGGGTTCGTGTTAACAGGGGCGCGCCGTTCAGCTTTCGCAGCATCTATCCAAGTCCATCGCACGTTGCAGCGATCCGCAAGTGGGCGATAGACAAAGCACTGGGCATCCCTGCCGACGAAATCGACGCGGCGGCATACAACATCGCCAAGTCAATCAAGCGCAGAGGCATCAAGGGGCGGCCATTCCTCAACCCGGTCTTGACTGACGCGAAGATGGACGAACTGGTAACAAATATCGCGCAGGTCGTGGGCAAGGAAATATCAATTTCAATCAACGTATGAGCATAACTATAATATCATCGCTTCCATCGCTGCTACCAGTCGGCAATAGCGACGTGGTGGTGGTGTCAAGCAACAACACAGCCTCCGCTAACTTCCGCTACGTCTGCGACGTGTCGGGGTCACTTTCCTCGGCGCGATTGAAGTGCGACAAGCTGCCAACGACGAACAACGGCTTCTTCGGTGTGAGCAAGCTCGTTGAAACGCTGATTGCGCCGAAGATACCACAGCTGACCAGCGGCTGGCAGGATGGCGGCTACGCTGTCAACACGAACCTGACATTTCGCGAGGAGTTTGGCTCACCTCCGACGGTGGCGACAGGCGGCACAGAATCAGCGTCGCTGATTGCGTGGCAGGCGGCGTTTCGTCAACAGGACTACGCGGCCTATTCGCCGAGTGGGTATCAGGCTAACACGATAGCGGGTGCTACGGTCACCGTGAGCAACAGACCTACATCGTATACGTTGGCAAGTGCTGATCATGACTTTCTTGGATTCC